CGCCTTGATAAGACTGCCGATTAAATTAGCAGCCGCCTCAAACAACGGCGGGCCTACTTTTTCGACAAGGCCCGGAATTTCCTTCGATAGTTTTTCAATCAGGCTCGGCAGCTCATCGCTCAAGCGTCCAACAATTTCTATAACATTGTCGATAATATTGTTTGCCGCCGTGATTATTGTTTCTGCGAGTTCTTCACCGGTTCCCATGCCGTTGAGGAAGTTGTCATAAGCGGCCTTAACCGCATTGACGCTTCCCTCGATAGTTGTTGATGCTTCTTTTGCTGTTGTGCCAAGCAGTTCAAAAGCTTCTTCCTGCGTCATAACGCCGGATTCCACAAGCGCCGCCGCTTCCTCTGCTGTAATGCCGGAAATCTTCATTTCCGACTGTACAATATGGATAGCTTCTACAATGTCAGAATAGGACAGTGTAAGATTGCCGCTTGCATCACGCTGTGCCGTGAATGTATCGCTGAGTTTTTCAGCGTCAGCGACAAGCCGTTCCATTTCGGATTTTGTACCGCCATACCCGAGTTTGAGATTATCGAGCATGGTGTAATTCTGCTTTGCAAAGCCCTGATATGCGTTTTGGATGCTCTGCATGTCGGTCCCCATTTTGTTAGCGTTGTCCGACATGTCAGTGATAGCCATATCCGCGTATTCCGCCGCTTTGACGGTATCGCCGCCGAGCGATTGCAGCAGAGACGCGGAGAAGCCTGTAACAGTCTCCATGTAGGCGTTAGCGGAAAGCCCAGCGGTTTCATAAGCTTTTTTGGAATTAGCTATTACTATATCCGCGCTCTCTCCGAAAAGCGTTTCAATACCGCCTACGTTCTGCTCAAGGCTTGCGACAGAATCAACAGCGGCCTTTACCGTGTCGGAAACAGCGCGGCCAGCATCCGCCGCCATATTGACGAATGACGCGCCGATCTGACGCGCCGCGCCGGTTGCTATCTCTTTGAAGCCGTTGAAACCGGAGTCAGAACCGGACTTTAATTTTTCTCCGACCTCGCGCCCGCTTTGCTCCGCTTTTTCCGCTGCTCCACTGTTGTCTACTACGACTTTATAGATTATTTTTCCGTCTTCTGCCATAAAATCACCCCTTTATGAGGCTTGTATTTTTCAAGCGGCGGGCGAATTTCTCCCGCCGTTCTTCTTCACTCAGTTGAATAGCGCAGCGCTGTTTTGCTTCCAAAAGCCGCGCCACTTGCGCCTTGTTGTGTTCGTTGATTTCCGGGATAGGCTGTTGCCGAATGCTTATAGTCCGCATCAGGGCCGTATCTGGCGGTAAATCGGCAAGCAACTCAAGAAACTGTAAAAAGTGCAGCCTGTCCCGCACAAGGTCAATACCAATCCTGTAAAACGCCGAGCGGATCATACCCGCATCTTGTTTGAAGTCTATATATCTCTCTTTGTTCCTGTTCTCGCTTTTCGGGAACAGCCCAAAAACAGCCAGCAAAAGCTCCGCTTGCTTTTCCGCGTTTTGCGGGACTTCTTCGCCGTCTGCAAGCATCAAAGCGCATTGCAACTCAAGCTTGTCAGCCGGGGTCAGCGCTGTTTCATCCTGCAAATCCAGCGCCCGGAGTACCCGGTCATATGACAAATCGAGCCTGACGGTATGACCGTCAAGCTCGATCTCGTTCGGGTAAGGCTCATATAGGCGTATCATTTTTTGCGCATGGCGTTTGCCATGTTAAGAAGCTGCTGCTTTCTCTCGGCGCTTGCCTCGTTGACGGCGGGCATTACAACATCGTTGATGAAGGGGAAAACATCAACAAGCATCTCGCTATAATACCCATCATAAAAAGCAAGGATGTTGTCGGCTCCATTCTTGCCGAAGATGACAGCAAAAAGCGCGATTACAGACGCGCCGAAAGCTTCCTGCGCTTTCTCGCTCTGCGGCTCCCGCTGAATAAGCTCCTGCGCCATTCTGAGCGTGTCCTGCGCGTCTGCGATCCTGCCACCCATTGCGTCAACGTCAATATCTACGTCAAGGTGCAGGGCGACGGCCCCGTCTTCATTGCACAGCTCTAAAGCCTCTGTAACGCGCTTCTTGCGCGTGATCTGGTACGCCATTGTATTTATACCCTCCCTGTTTTATCTCTTACTGTAGCCGCTTTAAGAGGCGGATACAACGGTGGCGTTGCCGTTGCCCATGACAACGAAAGTGGACACGTTGACCATTGCGACGGTAACAATTTTACCGGTGGCAATCTGATAGCTTGCGCCGTTGACAAAATCATTCCAATCGGTGAGAACACTTCCGGGATTCGCAGCCGGTGCCGTGTTGCCGTAAGAATAAACGAATTTGCACCCCGCGTCCGGGAACGTCGGGACAACCGTCAGGACGGTAAAGCCGGATGCAGCGCCCGCGACGCTGGAAACGGTCAGCGAAGAAGACGCGGCGACAGTCTCAACAACGGGGCGACCGTTAAAAGAGAACGTCACGGCAACCGCCGCGCCCTGCGTGGCAGAACCGCCGACAGCAGAAATGCCTTTCATGGTCACATCGCAAGTGTAGCGCGTAACCGTTCCATCGGCTTTTGCTTCGCTATACCGGATTTTGGTGTGCCGTCCGGCCATCAAATTGAAACGCTGCGCAAAAATGAAATCCTGCGCTGCGTCTCCGATCTTGCGGTAGCCAGTGAGCGTATAGCCCGGATGAATGGCGACAACCTCATCGAAGCCGTAGCCCTTCGCGCAAAGGCTGAAAAACTCCTGCACTTGCTCATTGAGCGCCTCGGCGACGTTATCAAAGCCATCGCAAACCGGCACCCACGTCGGAGTAGTCGCAAACGGCGTTTTGTCAATTTCAAACTCTACGCCGTAGTTGGCAAGCAAATAACTCATAGCTTAAATTCCTTTCGTGTTAAATTTCACAAGCAAGGAAGAAGCATAGAGCCATTGGCTGTTTTCTTCCCTGCCAATTAAACGGGGTGAGGCGATTGTTTCGATGCTGTAGATTTGCCACAGTGCGCCGCACGGAAAATCTTTGCGCCGGGTAAGTGCCGCGTGAATCGCGTCAAGCTGCCGGATGATTGTCCGATGATTGACGTTTTTGCCGTTGCAGATAATGGCCATTCGTTCATTGTTGCCTATATCGAGGAATATTGACTCAGGCCCGCTTGTTCCGGTCATCGCAATGCCGTTATGCGGCGGCATAGAGCCGGTCACAATCTGAACATTGACGGCGGCGCTTGCCATCGCAATGACCGCTTGCAATATTTCATCGTACATCAACCGCCAGCCCCCTTTACAAATTCGCGCTGCGCTACTTCATCCCATACGGATTTCTTTTCCTGCCGCGCCGCCTCACACCACATTGTGGTAGCCTTTGGATTTATATCCCGGTTATGGTTCTTGATGACATGTGAACCGTCTGGCCAGCAACCGTAATACTGATATGCTGCATAAACAGTTTTCCATGTAACGGCGTGATCTTCTCCGTACTTCTCAACGCGGGCGGAATCTTGTAAATACCCTTCCGCATGCGGCGTAAACGGAATGCAATCACCTTTTATCTGTTCCGCGAGAGCGGGGCCGCAATGTTCTTTCCCCCGGTCAAGCCGCGCTTGCAAATGAGCGCGGTCAAGCTGTACTTTTACCTCGCTCATATCAGCATAAAGAAAGCTCCCAGTGATGGGTGTTTCCCTCATCATCTGGCAAGCCGTCAACCGTCAGCACCGTATAAGGGCCGGATGTTCGTCCGTGCCTGTCCTTTACTGTAACGGTCATGACAGCGCCCGCCTCTTGCGCGGACTCCTGTAATGCCCAATAATCAAGTAAAGGGAAAGACAACCGCGCATCAATAAACAAAACGCCGCGCAAGACTACCTCCGTATTGGTCCCTGTCTTGCGCGTGTTGTTGTCGCTCTGCAAATGGACGCGCCGAACGATAACAGTATCATTCGCGGTCTGCTGGTATTCGTCCATACCCTTCGGGATGGAGAAAATCGCCGTATCACGCAAAATCCGCGCCGGAATCGTTGACAGCATCAGGCCCACCCCCACGGATAAGGAACGCGCGGCGGCTCACCTATCGTCTCAACTTGCGGATTCATCAGCCCGCTTTGCTCAAGTGCAGCAATTGCGGCGGCACAAACCATAGACACGCCTTGTGAACGCTTTACAACATTTCCAGCAGAGCCGTTTACATGGACCTTTCCGACCGTCCAGCCATTGCCGCCGGTGTCGCCGTTGATGGATACATCCATACCTTCCAGCGCGTAATATTCGATCTGAGCGCATATAGCGTCACGGATCGCCGCTTGCTGAAATTCCGGGAGAGCGGCATAGTTCGCCGCCCTCCCGTGCGTGATTTGCGTTATAACGCGCTCGGCCTTCGCGCTTGCGCGTTGGAATTCGCAAGTGGCAATCGGCTCGCCTAAATACGTGTCGTTGTAATAGTCCAAACACACGATTGCCATTTTACGCCCTCCTTATCAGGCCCCAACGACTTCCTGCGCGGAGCCGACGGCTACGGCCTTTCCGGTCTGCGCATTGACAAGCGCGACGGTTACATACTTGTTCGCGGTCTGGCTGGTCAGCTTGAACGGCACAGCGCCGATCTTCGTCCAGGTCACGCCGTCCGGCAGAGCATTACCATAAGTGACAGACGGAGCACTGTTGTTCCCGGCAGTGTAGTACATCTCAAGCCCTGCGGCGGGGGTGCCGAGCTGGCCGAGCTGTGCGCCGGTGGCGTTAATGACGGTAGCGCCGGAAGTAGTACCGGCGACGGAAGTAACAACAAGAGCCGCGATAGTGGGCGCGGATGCAATGTTGACGAAAACACCGGCCTGACGCTGACGGAGACAGAACATATCATAGTAATAGCGCTCGTAATAGAGCCATTTACCCTTGCTCTGCGCGGTGGGCGGGGAGATCATGCTCACGTCGTAAACGATGGGCGCGGCGATAGCGGACATATCGTAAAACAGCATATTGATCTGTTTCGCGTTGCTGGCGTCTACGGCCCAGCCCTCCTCAAAGGTATAGGCGGACTTCATCAGCTCAGACGGGACCTCCTGAATTGCAACGCCGTCAAGGCGGGCGATATTGCGGTCAACGCCCTGAATGCCGTTATTAGTGTCCACAAAGCGGGTCAGGCCGGCGGCTTCCTTGAGAAGCTTATAAACGGACGGGGTCATTTTGCAGCGCAGCAGACGGCGGTCAATGCGCTGATCCGCCATATACGCGAGGTAATTGTCCCAAGCGGCAAGGATGCCGCTGGAATCGAGGGACGAGCTGTCAGTGCCGCCGAAAGCGGAAGCGAAAGCAGCAAGCTTCTGGGCCGCATAAGCGTCCTGCTCAGGGATCTTCTTTTGCTCATTGAACGTGCGAGTGACATTGGCGATGGTGGCGACTTCGTCAGTCTCGACCATGTCCATCGGGTCAATGAGGGTATCCCACTCGCGATCCATCTCAAGCTGGCAAGCCTGCCACTCGACATTAAAATTGCGGTTGAAAATGCCCGTGATCTGGTCACGGTTAACCGCTTTCGCGCCGGAAGTCTCCATACTGGGAATCATGACGGTCTTGCCGCGCAGCGGGCGGAAGCGCTGGGCTTCACCCTGATTCCAGAGATCGCCAAAATAGGACAGATAGGGATAGGCGTTGGCCAGTTCGCGGCTATACTGCGCCGCGTAATTCATGGGCTGCTGAGAAAAAGGCATAGTTTACTCCTTTCATTTCTTGGGGACAAATCCCCAAGTATCCATAAAACTCGGGCCGCTTTTGCCGCTCGGGACGCTTCCCAGTGTGGGCGCTCCAAAGTTCGGTTTTTGCGGCTGCTCCTGCTGATTCTGCGCCGTAAAATATTCCTCATATTTCCCGGCAATTTCGGAAAGCTGATCCTTGACAGGCTTTGCGCCGTCGGCGTGGTCTACCATGCGGTAGACGGTTTCAAAGAATTTCGGCTTTACTGCCGAGTATTCTTCGGAAGTCCGCGCCGCCCACATCGCCTTGTCGCTATCATAGCGGCTTTGCAGTTCTTTGTATTCGTCGCTACCCTTAATATCCGGGGCCTGAATCCCTTTCAGCGCCTCAGCCTTCGCGGCCTCAACGGCGGCATTCTGCGCGGCAGTCGCGGCGCTTTTGGAAATATAGCACTCATCAAGCGACTGGCCATAAATCGAAAAAATGCGCTCTCTCTTTTCTTCTGCCGTCAGGTTTTCATCCGTCAGGATTTCATCAACTTTCTTTCTTGTGAAAATGCTTGCCATAACGCTCCTTTTTCCGGTCATAGAACGATAGACCGCTGTCCGCTTTTCGCCCGGACGCGGCGAATTTTGTATGAAAAAGGCAGCTATCCGGGAATTACCGAACAACTGCCAAAATCATTATGATATAGATTGTTTAATCTTCGTTTGCAAACAGCGCATCGATCTGCGCATTGGTAATAGACTGAATTGCTTCATTGATAACGGCTATCTGTGCCTTAATACCGGAAATGTCACTGTTGATATTCAGCGCCGCGATTGCTTCAATGATTTCATTGATTTCGTCAAGGTAGCGCACATCCTGAATATCGCCGCCGAAACCTACATAAAGGTCTTTCAACGCGTTCTGAATGGTATCAAGATTCATGTTTATTCCTCCCTTGCCTTTTTAGGCCGTCCGCGTTTCGGCTTTTCTTCCGCCGTTTCTTCGGGCGCTTCCTGCTGCTGCCTATCAGATTCAAGCGCCTTAAAGCTTTCAAATTTCCTACCGCATGCACGGCAAAGAATCCCGTCCTTTTCGCCTACAAGCATGTATAAATCGTGCTTACACATTTCAACCTCCTATTTGTTCGCGGTCATATCGCCGCGTTCTTCCGGTTTCCGCTATAAATTGCCGCATCTCGGCTTGTGCGTCCTTAACTTTCTGCTTGGCTTCGTCGCTGTCATTTCCCATCTCGACAACGCGCTTTGCATTGCGGATCTTCCGCTCAAGCGCCCGCTGCTGTTGGCTTTCTGCGTATGCTTTATCGTTTTCCTCTTTCGGCTGGATGTTTTCCGCGCCGCTTGGAATTGATACGCCGGGAATAACGACAATCGGCTCATGCTTACAGTTGATCCCGAACGGCCCTGCGGGCGTGTTATAGCCCTCAACGCTTGAAAACGGCTTGTAATGGACCTTCTTCCCATTGCCGAGTTCTATGTCGCCCTCGCTGCCGTCCCATGAAAAATACTTGCCCTGGCACGGATAACAAAGCGGACGCGCTGCCGCATGTGATGAATACTGAAAGACTTCTGTCCCATATTCTTGCATCCGGTTTTTTGTCGCTTGTATTGCCGTGTTGTGAATCGTTGAGCGCGTTACCATATTAACGTAAGCTTCCGGCGACCATGTACGCCCTGCGCGATCTACAAAGCCGGTCAAGCCTTCGTCAGATAGCCGCGTAATAGCACGTTGCACCGCTTTCCTGCGCGTCTCAACGCCGGATGCAGCGGTAGCCGCCGCCTCATTCAAAATACCTTGCGCGGCTTCCGCCTGTTCTTGCGTGATCTCATTACCGATAATCCCAACGAATTTAGCGTATTGCCCGATGCTGCTATCAAGCATGGTCTGGTTGACAAGGTTGTATTTCTCTGCCGCCTGTCCAAAATATTCAGCAAATACCGCCGCCGTGTTATCCGTCATTGCGGGCGTGATGTAACCGGCTTCCGCCGCCGCTGCAAGCTGTGCCTCGATCTTATCAAGCGCGGCGCGGCGCGTCGCTTCCATCGTCTCACGCATGGCGGGCGTGAGCTTTTGCGCCCACTTGTTTATAATTGAGGCGTTCTCTTTCGTGAGCTGTCCAAGTTCCGCCAGTTTTTGGATTTCCCATGCGGCTGTATGCGTCCATGTCGGGCTTGATATATGTTTCCCGATGTTGATTAATAGTTCATTAACGCACTGCTCATATATACTTTCTATCGGGTCAGAAAGCGATTGCAGTTTTTCCGGCGTTATCATTCGGCGGTTTCAAGGTTGATTCGGTCGAGCATATCGCCGCCGATCCGCTGCTCTTCCGCGATTCTTTGTAACTCTGCTTCCGCGTCTTCTTCGGTGAGGCATTGCCCGTATTTTGCATCTGTCAAAAAGCGCTTTTTGCTCAACAGGCCAGCACCGACAAGCGTCACGCCCTCATTGATGTTTGTCTGCCGGTCTTGCGTGATACCGTCATCCATTGCAACATTGACTTCAAAGCCGTTTTTCTGCAACTGCGCCACGCTCTGGCCTGACGGCGTTTTCATATCGTAGAGCGCAGCAACGGCAATGATATTTTCCACCAGCCGCACAACGGCGGGGACAATCTGATTCTGGAAGTTCTTGACGGTCTTGTAAGTCTTGCTATTTTCGCTGACAACCTCGGTGGCCGTCTTGATACCGTTGTTTTTCGCGTCAAATGAAAAAGTACCGGACGAAAGCCCGACCTGCAAGCAGAAAATATTAAGGAAAGCGTTGATTGCCGCGATGTGTTCATCTACACGCAATTCAACGCTATTATCCTGAATCTTGAGGCTGTCCGGGTCATCCGTTGATAGCGCTTCATAGGTTTCATCCGTCGCATCAAAATAGCGCCGCATTTCGCCGCTTTCCGGGTCAACAATGGTCTTTATCATACGCGCCGGGACTATGATTCTTTTCTTGCCAAGCCGGAACTCGCGCACAAAGGAATCAAAGCAAATATCAAGCGCATGTAGCGTCTCCATTGCGTTCCCGTAGATGCTCACGCCGAGCGGTGAATTATCGTCAATGTTATTCGCCGTCGGCGTTTTGAAATAGGAAAACAGCGATGCCTCAATCCCTTCCACCGGTGTTTCCTCATCCAAAAGCGGGTAAATTTCCGCAAGCGGAACGCGCATACCTAAAATATCTTGTGGCTCCTGCTGGTTCCCGTTGCGGTAGCGCTCTGATCTGTAAAGCTCATTTGTAATAGTGTAGGTAAGCCCGTCCCATCTATGCCATTCAAGGCGGGTGTAATAATAGCCGCCACGGGCAGAACGGGAAATAAAAAGCGCGTCGGAAATCTGCGCCTCATCCCATGCGGTAGGGATGAACTGATCCGCCGCGCTCCACCCTATTCTAATTCGCTCTGTATCGGGAATCTCATTCCCGTCTGAATCGCGCCGCGCCTCGCGCCATACTTTCATAGCCTCGCCGCCTAACGCCGCCGCCTTTTCAACCGCTGAAAGCATGTTTGTTCCGAAAGCGTTTCTATGGAAAACTTCGTTGATGAACTCTTGCAGCGGGTCAATGCCGTTTTCCGCGTTCCATCCGTTTGTGCTGACGTTGACCTCCGTCTGATCTGTCCACACCATCCCGGCAAGTTCTGAGCAGACAGCTTTTGACAGATTGAGATACGCCATTTTGCGCATGGCTCTCGGGTCCTTGACCGTCGGCGCGGCGATCAAGTGCCACGCTTCATAATAGCCTTTATAAAGGTACTTCCACGGGAAAATACCAAAATTGTAAAACTGCTGAAAGGCGGGAACGCCGTCCAGTTCAAAAATGCTCTTAAACTCACGGGAAAGCCCCGTTTCCGCTCCGGCTCTCATAAAGAAATTTTTCACCGCCTTTGTAAATCGTTTTCTGAATCTGTCGAACATGGGTCAATTCCCCCATAGACTGTAATTCTTCAAGAAATGATTGCAAGCATAGCGTGATTGGTCGAGGACGTGATTGTAAGCATCCACCGGCTGGCCGTTCGTCCCGATGCAATAAAGCCCTGCCTCTTTGATAAACGGCTCTGTGCCATATCGTTCATCTTCAACTAGAAAAAAGCGCCCGTTTGTAATAGCGCTTTGCAACATCTCTATGCCGCACATTAGCCCTTTTGACGTCCCCTTTATATCGTGAGCGTTGTTGTCCGCGCCGTTGGTACTCAGCCCCAGCTTTTCAATTTCAAGCCGCAGCGCCTTACAAGCCGGGTCAATGTAAATTCCGCTTTCCCTAATCCCGTATTTGTGCCGCATGTACGGAAGAAATTCACCCACGATCTTTTTGGCCTGATCACTCATAGCCATTTGACCGCCGTCATAGTACCAATTGCCGACGCAATACAAACGATAAAAGCGCGGCCCCGGCGTTAAACCGGAACCGTCAAAGCCGACAATATAGAAACCGATGCTTGTCGCGTCAGTCGTGCCGCCGTCACCGGCAACAAATGCCTCGACCGGGACAATGCCAAGCGGCAAGCGCTCAAGAATGTGCTTTTCCGGGTCGAACATCCAATAAATAACGCCCTCGGGAATAACACGCTCACCTAGCCAATCGCGTTTATACAGAAAAGGCGATTTTGAACACGCTTCCTTGATTTCTTCTAAGCGCTTCGGCGTTAATATTGGATTGTCCGCGCATGTCCAATGTAAAAACCGGCTATTCTGTATCTCAAGTACATTTTTAATAACC